ACCTGGGAAACACCTTCGAGTCCTGCGGCGGCTGGATAAGCGGCGACGACGTGTCCAGCTACGAGACTGCATGGGGAAGCCCTGTGATCACGGAGGAAATGATCAAAGGCTACGCTGATTCGGGCTTCGGCGTGCTGAGAGTGCCCGTCGCTTGGTCGAATATGATGGATCAGGACACCTACCAGATCGACCAGCGCTATATCGACCGTGTAAAGGAAGTCGTTGGCTGGGCGCTGGACGACGGGATGTGTGTCATCATGAATACACATTGGGACGGCGGCTGGTGGGAGGGCTTCCCCACGGTCAAGGACCGCTGCATGGATCGTTATGTTACGATCTGGGAGCAGCTTTGCCGGAATTTCGGGGAATTCGGCGACAAGCTCATGTTTGAGTCCCTGAACGAGGAGGGCGGCTGGGAAAGCCTCTGGAATCGCTATTCAGACGGCGAGACTGACGGGAAACGCCAGTCCTATGAGCTCCTTAATGAGATCAACCAGACCTTTGTGGACACAGTTCGCAGCTCCGGCGGAAATAACGAGAAGCGCCACCTGCTGATCGCCGGCTACAACACGGACGTTGACCTGACCTGCGACCCGCTGTTTGAAATGCCTGATGATCCGGCCGGAAGATGTGCAGTTTCGGTGCATTACTATACCCCGTCAAATTTCTGCCTGCTGGCCGAGGACGCTGATTGGGGCAAGGCTAAGCCAGCTTGGGGCTCGCCAAGAGACTACACTGAGCTGGAAAAATACATGGATATGCTGAAGGAGAACTTTGTAGACAAGGGCGTCCCCGTGATCATCGGCGAGTTCGGAGCTGTGGCGACTGCCAACAAGACTGACGAGCAGGTGAGAAAGTACAATGTTGCGGTGGTCAGCGCCGCCCGTGAGCGTGGAATGTGCCCTGTTCTATGGGATATTACCGGAGTTTTCTACGATAGGGACACCTGCCAGTTCATGGATCAGGAAATGCTGAGGCAGTTCATGGAGGCGAAGTGATCATGCCTTTCGGAAGGATCGTTACGGTCACTGTTGACCGGCCGCTTGGGAGCTTCCACCCGGAGCATCCGGATATGTATTATCCGGTGAATTATGGCTATGTTAAGGGGATAATGGCTCCTGACGGCGAGGAGCAGGACGTTTATATTTTGGGAGTTGACCAGCCTGTGGAGAGCTTCACCGGGCGTGTGATCGCTGTCATTCGGCGCTCCGACGATGTGGAGGAGAAGTGGGTGGTCTGTCCCGACGGAATGAGCTTCACCCGTGAGGAGATAGCGGAAATGGTGGAGTTTCAGGAAAGGTGGTTCATATCTGAGGTTATCATGGGATAGAAAAGTGCTCCCGGAAGTTTAGGCTTCTGGGGGCTTTTTTTTGGAGCAAGCGCAGCTGGGAAGCGCCCAAGACAGGAGCCGGAGCTCCGCCGCCGAAGGTCTTCCTCGAATTGTACTTGAAAAATACGGTCTTATGTAAACAGCCCAGCAATGAGCGGTTTTCTTATACCCATTTGAAGGAGGTGAGAAAATGGAATACGCTGAGAGGATCGAGATCACGTTCAAGAGCGGAGAAACTATCTCCTACGGCAAGGGAGAATGGGACGACTACGCCTACGACGGTAAGGCGGTGATCGTCAAGCAGAAAGGCGCCTGGATCGGCATCTACAACTTCGACAATGTTTTCTGCGTTGAACTCAAAGAACATTAAGCATTTGCAACCGGTTTGAAACTAAGTTGCAAGTGCTATTTTTATACCCGGAGGTGACACTATGGCAAAGCCAAATCTCCGCCCTGACCACAACGGCACTCAGAGGGCGCAGTTCAATTCCAACAAAAAGAAGATCTATGCCACACAGAAGGTCTGCGGTATCTGCGGCAAGCCTGTGGACTTCCGGATAAAGTTCCCGGATCCGCTGTCGCCCTGCATCGACCACATCATTCCTGTGTCAAAGGGCGGACACCCCTCTGACATCAGCAATATGCAGCTGGCACACATGACCTGCAACCGGCTCAAGTCCGACAAGCTCGCTCCCGTTCAGGACTTTGGAAAAGCCGTGGAGGTCATCTCAAACCGTGTGCTGCCGCAGACCTTTGACTGGAAGTCTCTTTGACGGATAAGCGATACGGGCGGCAGACTCCCACATCGTCCAGGGTGCTGCCCTACACCAGATCCCTGGGAGCGGAAGCCGTCGAGATCTACAACGGTTCCGACCGCAGTTCGATGCCCTGGCAGGAGCTGATGATGGAAGACATCATGGCGGTGAACGAGGACGGCTTGTGGATCCATATGAAGTTCGGCTGGTCAATTCCCCGCCGAAACGGAAAGAGCGAGATCCTGGTCATGCGTGCGGTCTGGGGACTGACTCACGGCGAGAGAGTGCTCTATACCGCCCACAGGACGACCACCTCACACAACGCCTGGGAGAAGTGCATCGACCGTCTGACCAAGGCAGGCTACGTCGAGGGCAAGGATTTCAAGACCACCAAGCAAATGGGTCTGGAGCACATCGAGTTCCTGGAGAAGGGAGTCCCCACTGGCGCCGTCATCAACTTCCGCACACGTTCCAGCAAGGGCGGTCTGGGTGAGGGCTACGACCTGCTCATCATCGACGAGGCTCAGGAGTACACCTCCGACCAGGAGAGCGCTCTGAAGTACGTCGTAACTGACAGCAAAAATCCTCAGACACTTATGTGCGGGACTCCTCCCACAGCGGTCTCCTCAGGAACGGTGTTCCTGAAGCTGCGCCGGTCAACTCTGATCGGCAAAGAAGCGGATACCGGCTGGGCGGAGTGGGCTGTGAAGGAGCTCTCCGACGCACACGATCCGGAGCTGTGGTATGAGACAAATCCGTCCCTGGGATATATCCTCACGGAGAGAACTATCCGCTCAGAGCTTGGCGATGACCAGGTGGACGACAATATCCAGCGTCTTGGACTGTGGCTGAGCTACAACCAGAAGTCAGCGATCAGTCTGGAAGAGTGGGAAAGCTATAAGATCAGCAAGCCGCCGGAGCTGAAAAGCCCTGTGCGGCTTTTCTATGGCGTGAAATACTCAATGGTGACGGCAAATGTCTCGCTTGCCGTTGCTGCGAAGACCGCAGACGACAGGATCTTCGTGGAGGCTGTGGACTGCCGGCCTGTCCGTGAGGGCAATGACTGGATAATCGCTTTTCTCAGGGCGAGCGGAGCGGCAAAGGTGGTCATTGACGGAGCTGGAAGTCAGAGCATCCTCGTCTCCGACATGAAGGAAGCTGAGGTGCATTGCAAGGCGGTGCTGCCAAAGGTCGCAGACGTCGTTGAGACAAATACGCTCTTCGAGAAGCAGCTGTTCTCCGGGGCGGTGTGCCATGCCGGACAGCCCTCTTTGACTCAGGCAGTCTCCAACTGCGAGCACAGAGCTTTGGGCAATAACGGCGGCTTCGGCTACAAATCAATACTTGAAGGCGCTGATGTTTCGCTGGTGGAGGCTGTGGCTCTTGCACACTGGGTCTGTGCCGGCACCAAGGAAAAGAAGCGCCAGATAATCAACTACTAAGGAGGAAAAAATGGACAAGGAAACCCTTGAAAAGATCGGCAGATTTTCTCGCCGTGAACTGAAAGAGGAGGAGCTCTACACATTCCCGGTGATCCTCTGCGATAATGAGATCGACCGGGACTGCGAGCGATTCTCCGATGAAGCTCTGGAGGAGCTGGCTCAGCTGTACGTCGGAAAGACCGGCATCATCGACCACGACCCAAGCGCTGCTAATCAGTCAGCCAGGATCTATGATGTCACTCTGGAGACCGATCCGGAGAAGCTCACCTCATACGGCACGCCTTACAAGAGACTGAAAGCCGATGCCTACATGGTGCGTACTGCCGGAAATAAGGATCTCATTGCAGAGATCGACGCAGGCATCAAGAAGGAGGTCTCCGTGAGCTGCTCTTCCACCAGGAAGATCTGCTCCATATGCGGAGCGGACGTATTCAGCGGCTCATGCGAGCACCAGAAGGGCGCAGAGTATGACGGAAAGGTGTGCTGTCATATCCTTGACGGCATAACCGACGCATACGAATGGAGCTTTGTAGCTGTTCCGGCACAGATAAATGCCGGAGTCACAAAGAAATACTCACCCAAAAAGGAGGAAAAGAAAATGGAAAACGAATTCAAGCCTATCACCACTCAGGCGGAGCTTGACGCTGCGGTGAAGAGTGCTGTTGATGCGGCAGTCGCTGAGACAGAGGCTCGCTTCGAGGGCTGGATCTCACCTGAGGAGCACCAGAAGCAGCTTGACGAGCTCACCGCTCAGAAGCAGGAGAGCGAGCTGAAAGCCCTCCGCATCAAAGCAGCGATCACAGCAGGGCTCCCGGTGGAGCTGGCAGAGAAGCTCTCCGGAGCTGATGAGGAGGCTGTGAAGAAGGACGCAGAGCATCTTTCTCAGATCATCTCCAAATCCTCAAAGGCAACACCTAAGTTCTCGGCATCAGAGGGCTTCACAACAGACGACCCCATTGAAGCAGCACAGCTTGAAATGCTGGCTGAAATGAAGAAATAAGGAGGAAAACAATAATGGGAACAGTAACAACAGCAGGAACAAAATTCAAGCCTGAGCTGGCTAAGGAAATGTTCAACAAGGTCAAGGGCCATTCTACTCTTGCAAAGCTCTGCGCTGCGGAGGCGATCCCCTTCGCCGGCAAGGAGATCTTCGTATTCACTATGGACGGCGAGGCTGCTATCGTAGGCGAGGGCGAGAACAAGCCTGCCGGCAATTCGGACACAAGCTCTGTATCTATCGTGCCTATCAAGGTGATCTATCAGCATCGTGTCACTGACGAGTACATCAATATGTCGGAGCAGGCTCAGCTGCCTTACCTCAACGCATTCAGTGACGGCTTCGCAAAGAAGATCGCCCGTGCTATCGACATCTGCGGCTTCCACGGCGTAAATCCTGCGGACAATACAGCCTCTGCCCTTATCGGAAACAACTGCTTCGACAAAAAGGTGAACACAACAGTCACATATGACTCATCTGCACCTGATGATAACGTTGACTCTGCTGTAGCTGCGATCCAGGCAGCAGACGGCATTATCACAGGCATCGCAATGGCACCGGCTTTCGGCTCCGCTCTGGGCTCCATGAAGGCAGCAGACTCACATCTGCCTATCTATCCTGAGTTCCGTTTCGGTGCAAATCCCGGAAACTTTGGCGGCATGACCGCAGACATCAACACCACAGTCCCCTTCGGCAGCAGCCTTGACCGTGCTATCGTGGGCGACTTCGAGAACGCATTCCGCTGGGGCTATGCTGAGGACATCACCTTTGAGGTCATCGAGTTCGGTGATCCTGACGGTCAGGGCGACCTCAAGCGCAAGAATCAGGTCTGCCTCAGATCGGAGGCATACATCGGCTGGGGTATCCTCGATGCAGCGTCC